ACTACTCGACAGAAGTAATTGCTATGGAGGGCGAAATCTCTGAGGAAAAAGAATGGGATAAGCAATTTTATATGCATAATAACGCACCAGAGGAGCAGAAAGCTACATATAATGAATGCATTTTGTATCTTGAAAAACTGGCAGGCGAGAAACATGATAATTAATTTTGTATTACACAAGTACAACCAAACAGAAACTGCCCTTAAATTGCAGCCTACATCGCCACGTTTATTAGAAAGAAAAGCAGCACTAATAGAATTAATCCTATTAGATGCAAGAAAAAATGGAAAGCGAGGAAAATTAAATGTTTAGAAATGAAAGATTAGAGACATACGCAACAAAGGATGATTATACGGGAAGGAATCGTCCCAGAATTGTTATCACGATTGCGGATGAAGACATCGCAAGAGATGTTGCAGATTATTTTAAATCTAAAGCAATAGATGCTTTAGAAAATGATTGCGGAAAAGTTACAGAAAAAGAAGCAGAGGAATTTTTGCATATTTGCAACAAAATCAAAGCCGGATGCGAGGAAGTATTCAGTGTGGAAGAAAGTGAGGAGACAGAGAATGAACCTGTACGAGATTAACGCAGAAATCATGGCATGTGTAGATGAGGAAACAGGAGAGATTATCGATATGGCCAAACTGGATCAATTGCGGATGACATTTGGCGAGAAGGTAGAAGGCATTGCTCTTTATATCAAAAACTTAGCAGCAGAAGCTGCAGCAATCAAGGCAGAGAAGGATAAGCTGGGAGAAAGACAAAGAATCTGTGAGAATAAAGTAGCATCTTTAAAGAATTATTTGCAGGCTAACTTATGTGGAGAAAAATTTAAGACTGCGCGAGTACTTATTTCATATCGCAAGTCAGAGTCAGTTGTAGTAGATGATCTGTCAAAAGTGGACAAATCATATCTTAAGTATTCAGAACCTGTTGCCGATAGAACAGCGATTAAAAAAGCAATCAAGGCAGGTGCAGTTATTGAAGGAGCGCATCTGCAGCAGAATCAGAACATCCAGATTAGATAAGGGGGGATGTAATGAATAGCGAAAAGATTGTTATACCTGCAAGAAGACAGCAGGTGAATGAGCAGGGAGTGATCAAGTTGACTCCTGAAGCATTAAATGCACTTACAGAAGTAGTTAATGAAACGAATCTATCAATAAGACAGGTTGCTAGCACGATTATTCTGCAAGCGATTGAAAAGAATCTGATTGAGTTTAGGCGGGAGGAAGATTAATGGCTAAAGTTATTTGTATTGCCGGTGAGTCCGGTTCAGGAAAAACAACAAGCATGAGAAATCTTGACCCTGCATCAACCTATTACATTGATGCAGATAGAAAGGGGCTGTCCTGGAAGGGATGGAGAAAGCAGTATTGCAATGAAAATAAGAATTATTATGCAGGAGATAATGCGGATGTAGTAAGAGTTGTTGTGAAGAAGATTGATAAGGAGCGACCAGATGTTAAGGTCATCATAATCGATACAATTAATGCTTTGATGGTGGCAGACGAAATGAGACGAAGTAAGGAAAAAGGCTACGACAAATGGGTTGATCTGGCTGCCTGCGTGTGGGACTTTATCTGCGAATGCTATACATACAGAGAAGATTTAACAATCATCTTTACGGCACATACACAGACAGATCATGATGAAAATGGCTATATGTTCACTAGAATCAAGACATCCGGAAAGAAACTGGACAAGATTGTCTTAGAAAGTAAGTTTACGACAGTTCTCATTGCTAAGTGCGTGAATGGTTCTTACGTTTTTGAGACACAAGCAAAGAATAGTACTGCCAAGAGCCCAATGGGGGCATTTGATAGTTTTGAGATTGAAAATGACATCGTAAAAGTGCTTGATGCACTGTCAGAATATTAGGAGGTAGAGCAATGAGAAAGCCAGCAAATTATGATAATACACAGGCATCCGGGGAATTTACCCCGGTAGAGCTTGGTGGACACTTTTTGATTATTAGAGATGTTGAAGAAACTCAGTCAAAAAATGGAAAAGATATGATTATTGTGCGTTTTGATTTTGCATCAAATGACAAGCAGCCAGGATATTTTATGAAAGCTTTTAAGGATGATATCCGACCAGACAAAAGATGGCCGCATCAAGCTACACAGTATATCCTGACTGAGGATAAAGACGGAAATTGCAACCGTTCTTTTAAGACGTTTACTACTTGTGTAGAGCATTCTAATCCCGGGTTCACTACCCAGTGGGTTGATGATTTCGGGATGCAGTTCATTAATAAGAAGGTTGGTGGAGTCTTCGGTATAGTTGAGAACGAATATATGGGTAAGGTCACGAAAAGACGAGAGTTACGATGGTTTGTTTCTGAGGATAAGGTGAGAGATGCTGCAATTCCAGAAGAAAAACTTCTGCCAGTCAGCGGTAAACCAAATCCAGCGGCAGCAAGTGTTGGAAATGGATTTATGACAATTCCGGAGGGAATTGAGGATGAAATGCCATTCATCTAGGAGGCAGAAGGTATGGATATTCAGATTGATAGCAGGGAGAAAGCAAGAGCGATCAGAAAGATTCTCAAAACTTTTGATGATAAGGGGATTAATCATTATACAAGTAAACTTTTTGTGGGGGACTATATGTCCCTCGATAATCCCCGTTTAATCATTGATCGTAAACAGAACCTGCAGGAGTTATGCGGAAACGTATGCCAGCAGCATGAGAGATTCCGGAAAGAATTGATTCGTGCAAGGGATACAGGGATTAAATTAGTGATCCTTGTGGAACATGGGAAAGGGATAGTAACCTTAGAAGATGTGTTCTTCTGGAAGAATCCTCGCAAGCATGAGGTTAAATGGCGTACTGTCAATGGACAGCGAGTGAAGTATGTGGATTCTGCCAAGGCCGTAGATGGCAAACAGTTGTACAAATCTTTATGTACAATCAGAGACCGTTATAATGTTCGTTTTGAGTTTTGCGAGAAAAAGGAAACTGGAGAAAAGATATTGGAGATATTAAGCTGTGACGAGAGAGCAGATTAAAGATAAATATCATATGGCAGATATACTTCAGCGGTACAATCTTAAGGCGAACAGAGCAGGGTTCATCCGGTGCCCTTTTCATACAGGGGACAATAGCCCCTCTTTAAAAATTTACAAAGACGATTTTCATTGTTTTTCCTGTGGTGCACATGGGGATATTTTTTCCTTTGTGCAACGCATGGAAAATGTTGGATTCAAGGAGGCATTCCAGATTCTTGGAGGCATTTATGAAAAGCCAACCTTTGAGTCAAATCTCGCCGTATATCGTGCAAAGAAAAGAAAGCAGGAACGGCAGCGGGAAGAACAGAAGCAAAAAGATAAGAGAGAGTTAAATAATGCTCTAATCAATGCATATCGGTGGGGAGTAGAACATAATGCTCCGCTGTCAGATGCATGGTGTGAGAATTATAATGCTCTGCAAAAGCAATTATATGTGCATGAAACCATAAATGAAACGAGGTGATAAAGGTGAGTGCAAAACTGACAAAGGAAATGATTGAAAAAATGGATAAGGAACAGATATTGTCGGAAGAAACACTGACTGCCTTGTTTAATGAAACGGATCCTATTAAGCGGGCTATTCTAACAGTTGCTCTGGATGAGCGTGCCGGACAAGTCGGAAATGGTGCAAAAACCCATTTAAAGACGATGTTTGCAGCGTTCAGCAAGGTTGAAAAGCAAATGAAGCAGGAACAGAAAAAGGAGCGTTCGATAGGGCTTGTTGATAACTGGACTAATTTTATCGGACCATATCCGCAGATGAGATGTGGCTCATGGGCAGCTTCCGATAATGGTATCTTTACTAGCAATGGAGAACGCAGCACATTGGACTCCATGGCTTGTTATCATCCAATCCTCCCCCTTGAACGTTTGAAGAATCTGGAGACTGGAGAGGAACAGATCAAGCTTGCCTATAAGAGAAATGGACGCTGGATGGAGATATTGACGCCAAAGGTAATGGTGACATCTGCATCAAAGATTGTCGCCCTATCAGCAAGAGGGGTATCTGTTACAAGCGAAAATGCGAAGAACCTAGTTAAATATCTATCTGATGTAGAAAACTTAAACGATAGCTGCATCAAGGTGCAATATTCCTCCAGTAAGCTCGGATGGGCACCGGGCAATCTATTCTTACCATACGACCAAGAGATTGTGTTCGATGGAGATACGCGTTTCCAGCAGCTTTTTAACAGTATTGGAGAGCATGGTAGCAGAGAAGTTTGGTATGACTGTGTAAGAGAAATCCGGAAAGGCGGCAGGATAGAGAGCAAGTTTCTCTTAGCTGCAGCATTTGCAAGCGTTCTGATTAAGGCTCTTGATGCACTTCCTTTCTTTGTAGACCTTTGGGGTGAAACAGAGGGTGGAAAGACGGTCACTTTAATGCTTGCAGCTTCTGTCTGGGCTGATCCAGACGAAAGCAGATACATAGGAGACTTTAAGAGCACGGATGTGGCTCTGGAGGCAAAGGCAGACATGCTTAATAACTTGCCATTAATCTTAGATGACACGTCAAAAACATCAAGCAGAATTCGAGAGAACTTCGAGGGTGTAGTATATGACCTTTGTTCTGGTAAAGGAAAGAGCCGTTCCAATAGGAATCTTGGAATCAATAGAGAAAACCGTTGGAAGAATGTAATCATGACGAATGGTGAGCGACCATTAAATTCATATGTGAACCAGGGAGGAGCGATCAACCGTATTCTTGAAGTAGAATGCGGAGAAAAGGTTTATCCTTCCCCTCAGAACATAGTGGAGACACTGAAAAACAATTATGGACATGCAGGAAAAGAATTTGTTTCACTGGTTAAGAGTCTGGGCGAACAACGGATCCGGGAAATACAGAGAAGCTTCCAAGAGCAGCTTATGAGCGATGATAAGATGCAGAAGCAGGCAATGTCCCTAGCAATCGTTCTGACGGCAGATAAGATAGCCACAGACTATTTATTCCAGGATGGATGTTATATCAGCTTGGAGGAGGCAAAGAAGACTCTGGTGGACCGAAATGAGGTGTCAGATACGGAACGTTGCTATCGGTTTATCATAGACAAAGTAGGAATGAATCCTCAGCGTTTTGATGATGAAACGAAATGCGAGAAATGGGGAGTTGTGCGAAGAGATTGTGTTTTATTCCTTCCAACTGCCTTTGAGCAGCTTTGCCGCGATGGGGGATTCTCTAAAAAATCCTTCCTGTCCTGGGCACAGAAGAATAAAATTCTCGAGACATCCGGTGACCGGTTTACGAAAGTATGCAAGATTGGCGGAAAGAGTAAACGATGTTTTTGTATAAAAATGGAAGAAATGCAAGAAAATAATGGATTCGTGCAACAAAATATTCCATTAGAGGATAATCCGTTCCAGTAGGTTACCGGGTTACCGCGGTTACCGAGCAAAATCAATATATATAGAAAGTAAAAAAAAATAAGTGTGTGTGTTATTATTTTTCTCTACATGGGAAACAGTGTGGTAACCCGGTAACCTGGTAACCATAACGTAAAAATTCACTGTTTATGCGGGTTTTATGGGTTGCCAATTTGTTACCATAGTGGTAACGGGATAATAACATATCAATAATAATAGTATAGCATAGGTGTGATGAATATGACAGACAATGCACAAAAAATTAGCGGACAGGTATGGCAGTGGTATAAACAATGCCGTGATACTAAAAAAGATAATGATGAATTGTGGGTACGTTTTCTGGACAAGGGACAGGCAATCGTAGACCAGTACAGAGGGTGCGAAATAGATTATATCTTTGCAAGAGATATGTATTTACTATTCCTTGCCCGGATAGAACGAATAGAGAGGGGCGAATTAAATGGGTAATCAGGATAGACGATTGCGAGAATACAGAAATGCAAGAAATGATGGATTTAAGTTAGCGGTATCTGTCATAGCAGAAAGTAATCTGGATGATGAGACGAGAGATGCAGCATTATCTGTATTGCATAAAGAATTACGATATCGTGAAAAACTAGGAATCGATACAAATCTGACTATGAAGGAGTTAGAGATAGCATCTGAGCCTATGAGGGGATTCCTTAATGAAGCACATATTCTTATTTGGTTGTCTGTATTGCATGATGAATTTGATTTCGGGAAGAAAAGACTCAATCAGGCCATGGATAGATTTGAACAGATATATGAAGCCATAGATGATGGGTTTGCAGGATATAGTGATTATGTTGAATTGCTAAAGAAAAAGATGAGTCGCGTCCTCAAAGCAGAGTACATGGTGAAAGATGATCATTGGGAACGTAGGGAGGATAAATAGTAAATGTTGATTGACAAAAGTACGAATATTCCACTGGAAGCCTATACAGATAATGTCCGGAGGATTATTGAAAGAACATCGTTCCCCGATTTTGCACAATTTATTCATTCAGCAGAGATTACGGAAGCTGATCTTGAAACAGCATATGAAATCTTTGCAAGTGAAGAAATGCCACTTGAACAAATGGCAATACGCACAGCATTAATAGAAAGGAGAAGAAAGAGATGATTGACGAAAAAAGACTCATTAAGGAATGTGAAGAGAGATTACTTGTAGGCACAAACGTAATTAAGCTGATTGAAGAGCAGCCTAAAATTTGTGAATGGATACCGTTAGAAGAAAAAACACCCGAGAACGGAGAACGTGTATTGTTATCATTTGCAAATGAGAAGCAGGAGCCGCTTGTAGGTATTTGGAAAGTAGATGATGAGGGAGGAGCTTTTTATGCTCCGTTTACGGGCAGAACATATGCGTCTTTAGGATATTTCGTAAGTGCATGGATGCCATTGCCAGAGCCATATGAGGAAAATGCATCAAAAAAGAAAGTAGATGTTACACCGGTTATTGATTGGATTCCGTGTAGTGAGAGATTACCAGATAAATCTGATTTCTATATGATTTGCTCATACAATGGAGATACTTATGATTACCGGAAAAATTGGTTTTACCATGAAGATGATTATGGGGATTCTGAATGGGTGGGGCTAATTTCTTATGAAAAGGTAATTGCATGGGCATTATTACCAGAACCGTACAAACCAAAGGACATAAAAGAAGCACCTTGGAAAAATAGAACATTAGGTGATTTCATGAAGGGAGCAAACAGATGATTAATCCATGTGTGAAATGCGTAGAACGGGACCGTTGCGAGGGAATGAATCAGCCATGCAAGCAAGGTAAAGCCTACCAGAGATGGAAAGCCGGCTGCAAGAGAGTGGCGGAGCATACGAAACAGGTGAATAAGAGGAAAAAGTAAATTATGAGTCACGAATACAAAATATTAGAACAAATGCTTATCGAAGGGAAGATAAGCCGTCAGGAGTTTAAAGAGAGGATAGATGCTGAATACAATAAATTGGAGCAGGAGCTTATGAACGATGAGATTACACCGGATGAACATGTTGAGAGATATAATGCTTTGATGGAGCTGGAGCCTCAGTCGTTCGGACCACCGGAGTTACATGAGCATATTTGAGTGGAGCAAAGAATGAGTATAACAGAAGCAATAGTAATTATAGCAGCATTAATTTATACAGGATTTGTATTTTACATACTTAACAAGTGAGGCGAGAATATGGGAAGAAGTATTTATCTCACAGAAAAAGAAATATTTGCGTTGATTGATACGTCAGGAGAATGGATCCAAATGATGATGAGCGGAGATATTTCAACGCAACAAGAAGTAGACAATAGACTAAACGAAGGCTTGGGACGAGCGCTGAAAAAGCTGTATAAGGGGCACAACGGAGAAAGAATCTATAAGGATTATTAAAGGGGGGACGAGGATGGATACACGAAATCACGAACACTACAAAGACAAAACGGCGCATGATGCGATTAGGGCAGCGGATAAGCCGCCAGATTCGGTAACAAGAACAATTAATGCTATGAAAGCAGTAGCGGCAATAGATGAATTTGAAGTATTTGGACGAATTAAACTCAGAGATAAGAAAACAGGCAAGATTTATAGATAGCGGGAGGTGGTTATCTTGAACATAAAACAGGTTCTCAATGATTATGTAGATGCCTGCGAGTTAGTCAGAGAGACGGAGGATGATATTGCAGAGATTGAACAGAAACAGTCTGTAGTCACTTCTGACAAGGTAAAAGGCAGTATGAATGAGCATCCATATACACAACAGTCCTTTAACATCGAAGGACTTGCGTATGATGAGAAACGCAACGAACGCTTGACGAAAGAAATGGATATTCTTTCTAAGCGGAGAGAAAAAGCAAACCGCGTCAGACTGCAGGCATTAGAAGTCATTAACCAGGCACCAATCCGTATCCAGAGAATTATC